CCGCAGTAGTATCAGGTGTTGGGTACAAAGTTACTACAGTTTTATCTATAAATCTTTGTACATAATATTGAGTTGGTTGAGACTTGTTAAGTTTGTTTGACAGTCCAGAATATGTAGATCTATTTATCTTTGTAAGAGCTGAGTCCACTTGAGATGTGGTAGTTCTACCAGTTCTATATGTTGCTTCTAAAACATCGTGAATACCGTAAACACCGTTTGGTATAGAAGTTGCGCTAGTGCCATCAGTAGAGCTTCTAAAGAAAGTATACTCCGCCTGTCCCTCAACTAGATCAATATCCAAGTTATCTATTTGCCAATAGTGTAAACCTCTATTAGCCCATTCTTGAAACATGATATTTAGAGAGCGCCTTGCAGATTTTAATTGATAACCACTAACAGCATGAATACCTATTCTGTCATAGGCTTCTTGTATAATGTCATCAATATCAAAGCTACTTTCAAAAGTAGTTGTTCCCGATGTTGCCATCTAACCTCCTAGTTAAACGTTACTGTAACGCCACCAGTAGCTGTTAAATCTAGAAACACACCTGTCTTAAATTTTATACCACTACCTGGTACATAAACCTCTAGTCCTTCTGTGCCAAACTTAAAAGTATGTGAGTCTCCTGATGCAGAAGTTCCATCATATAACACAACAGTTGAGCTTGCTGCTCCTGCTGCTTGTATAGAAGTTACTCTACAAGGTCCCGTTACTAATTGTCCGTCAGCTGCTAGATGCGCTGTTCTCTGATCAGATGTAAATGATCCACCACCTGCCATAATATTTTCCTCCTAAATTTGTGGGGCCGAAGCCCCACATTAATTAATCTTACGATTCTTTAGCAAAAACGCCTCTAACTGAAGTAACTGACCAGTTAGCTGTGCTATCTAAAGATGCAATTACAACAAAGTCACCTTGTCTAGAGGTAGCTTTTGTGTTGATTAAATCTTTATCATCTGTTGCAGAACCAGCGTACTGGATTCCGTCAGAAGCATTTGGACTGATAGTTAATGTGTTAGTGCCGTCTTCTGCAGCGTTTACAAATTTGAAAACAGCTCCAGTAGCAATTGCCGGTAAAGTAAATACAACTCCATCAGTTGCACTTACAAAAGTTTTCCCTGAGTCTGCAGCAGTAAGAGTAGTGTTTGAAGTTTTAGTTTCAATATTTACACCTTCTTTACCCTCTAGTACTGGACCTGAAAAAGTAGTTTTAGCCATGATATAATCCTCCTAGTTTCCGTTAATATAGTCTCTAGGCCGTCGACTGCGCGCGTCTATATTAACTATTTTATCGCAGTATTGTGAATATACGCTTTTAATATGCTATTTGCAAATAAAAAGGGGCGCCGAAGCGCCCCTCTTAATAGGTTTATAACCTTAACGATTATGCACCTGGAGATCCGAAGATACCTCTAGGATCAGAGAAGCCGAAGCTGTATCTTTCCCTAGCTTTATATCTAACGTTACCAGTTTCAAAATCACCTTCCATGGCAGTTTTGATTGGTGCACGAACCATGTGTTTCAGACCGTTAGGAACATCAGTCTTAATGAAGAACGCGTCATCATCAGATAGGAAGTTATTTACCACATATCCTTGTGGGATCATTCCCTTAGATGCCAATGCGTTGATGTCATTGTCAGCTGTTCCAACTCTGTTAGCAGATTTCATGATTCTCTCAGCTATGAATTGCTGTGAAGAGTGAATGATTAGTTTCATTCCTCTAGCAGCGATTTTTAAGCCTCGCTCATCAGTCATCTTAGCGATGTCAATGCAAGCTTGCTCTAGTGAAGTTTCACTAAGGTCAGCTGGTGTAGCTAACTCGTTAGAGAAAGTTCCAGCTATTGTTGGGTGGTCAGTTGCACAAAGTGCTTTACCGTCACCGCCAGTAGCTGATGTGAAAGCGTTGTCAAGAATGTTGACAGCTTTAACTTGCTTTGTTTGAGCCATAGATCTAGCTAGTGCTTTTGTATAACGAGTAGAGATCTTGTCATACAAGTTATCTTCAATCGCTTCTTCAGTGATTGCAAACGCGAGAGCAATTGTCTCGTGTTGATATCTTGCTGTGAAAGTCTCTTGCGCGTTGTCATAAGCAACTGCTGCGCCTTCAGCTTTTACATTCGCTTTATCGAATCCTGATAACATTACTTCTTCCTCGAATGCTCGATCAGAATTTTCTGTATCATAGATTTCTGCGTGTTGGTTCTCGTAGTTTTTATACTCAAGTCCGAATAATGCATTCAGACCTGGCTCTAGCTCTTTAGCTAGTTGTTGTCTTGATATAGCCATTATTTATGTCCTCCTGCTATTATGCGTACAAGTGCTCATTAATTAGAACTTTGTAGACTGCGTTAGCTGAACCAATTTCTGATCTACCAGTTTTTCCAGAAAAACCGATAATCATTAGATTGGCGCCAGTATCGATGTCACTAGAATCTAATTCCATTGCACTTACACCTGTTGTTGTATTGCCTGTACCTACGACTACGTCTGCTGTTTTCATGACGTCAGTTTGTGCAGATGCACCGTCACCTTGTATTTCAAATACTTGGTGTGGATCATCATATACAAATGCGTCAGCTACAGCTCCGTTTCCGCTTGCTGCAGACTGGTTTTTAAAAGTAGGTTTGTTAGTTGTTGCGTCATCGTATTTGCAACCCCAAAAAACACCAATGTTAGTCGTACCTGTTCCAGCTTGTTGGATATTGCCAGCGTCTGGCTGTACCATGTCGCCCTGGAAAATTGCATTTGTTTCGTTAGATGCAATTTTGTACTCATTGAGTTTTTGGTTAGCTCCTCCGCTGATACTTCCAACTGGGTTCAAACCAAATGCGGCGTCTATATTTGCCATATTGTTATCCTCCTTAAAGGTTGTTTATATCAGTGGTCGAAATATCAAAATGCTATTTCTTTGTACCACCAAAAGTTACACGAGTCTGCCTCTCTTGATTGATCGGCATACTTGGGTGCTGTTCCTTCAAGACATCGTTATCTAGTGCTTCAGTACGATCAGCGGTCATCTGTTGATAATACGCTTCTCTCTGTTGCGCGAGCTCTTCGGGTATCCTTGCCAGCACAAGGCCACCAACTCCTATAACACCTGCATACTTACCTGTTTCTACTGACGGGTAGTCTTCATTAGGATATTCGTCAGCTCTGACAAATTCCCAACCAGATCGAGTTTTACCGGAAATATTTTTGGAATCATCGTTCCCCATACTTTCGGCTCTTATCCATCTGTGCCTATACCCATCTGGTGCAGGCGGTGCATCTAGTGCTGATGGTGGAGTCCATACTTTAGGCTTTTCAGTTTTAGCCCGAGTTTGACTCGCGCGGGAAGTTTTATTGTTTGTTTTCTTTTCCATATGCTTATACCTCCTTCGCGGCTAATTGTTTCGCATATTCTTCTAGCGGCACACCTAATCTTTTAGAAATAGCTACCTGTGATGGTGTGAGTTTCACAGTTTTTCTGCGTCCTTTTGCGGCCGGACGTTTAGCACTTGCAACAGTCTGGACCGGAGTCTCGACTGTAGATTCCTTATTTGTATCAAATTTATGCGGGAATTCAAGTCTAATTCGTTTATCCACCTCAGAATAATATTCGTCTGATTGTGGATCAAAGCCTTCTTCCTCAACAAGTCTTCGATGTATGTCAAATGCTGTATAAGTCATTGCATTATCAGTGCCAAACCAAGTGTTTTTAGCTGCCCAACTGTTCGCTTTTGGGTCAACTGGTGCTGCTTGCTGTATGTCTTGAGCTGTAGGCATTTCTTGTGCCATCTGCGCAATGTTCTCAGGTGCCGCGGTCCGCGCTGCTTGAACCCTTTCAGTCTGCTTCTGGATATTCTTTAGTCTAGCTTCTTCCATAGTCATCTGAGAGATAGTTCTTTGTGCTTCTATCTGACCGTCAACATCACCATCAGCAATAGCTTGCTTTAGTTTTGCTTTAGCAGAGTCTAATCCTGCTGTGACTTTTTGTTCTAACTCACTTGTATACTGACCGCCGAGCTCATCATATCTGTTCTTCATTCGATCAGCTTGAGTTTTTATTTGTTGGGCGTAAGTAATAGCTTCTTCTTTTTGCCTTTCAGCTTCACGCATTTTGCGTGTTAGTTTAGCTATTCTTTTTTGGACGCCTTCGCTGTAATCGTCAAGTTCACTTTTCTGAACAGCAGGCTGCTCAGCAGGTTCCTCAACTGCGTTATCGGACTGATTACTGTCTTCACTAACTTGTTCAACTTGTACCTCCTCTTCTTCTAATGATTGTTCTGGTGCTGGTGCATCCAAGTCAATTTCCGTGGCTTGCTCATCAGCATCACCTACGTCTATTCTTTCTTCATCTAGCATAGTTAATTCCTCCTATGAATTACATTGCGTGAATAAGATCTTTTGGATCTTTAATAGTTCCTAAAATCTCATCATCGTTTAACATTCGTATCTCTCCGCCGTCAATTTGCATGCGTGATCCTGCATATCTTGCAAAGATCACCCAATCTTTTGGTTTGCACCAAGCTCCTGTAGGATACCTCTCTTCGTCTTTGTAACAAAGTGGTCCCATCTTTAAGACATAACCAACTTGGACCGCGGCTCTTGCTCTATCTAAGGTTTCTTGTGCAATAATAATTCCGCCTTCACTTTTTTCTTTAACTTGGAAAGGCATAACAAGTATACGCCAACCCGTAGGGTCAGGTAATTTTTCTAAATTTGTGGATGTCGTTTCTTTTTCCGCTTCGTGTGCAGCTATCTTTTTTGCATCTTCTTCAGCATTATATTTAGCTTCTAATGCGTGTGACGTTGTTTGGGTCATCTTTATTTGGCTCCTTCGGTTCTAGCAGGTTAGAGAGTTCCTGATTTATTGCATCGATCGCATGGATCTTACCTATTATATATTTGTATTCTTCCATACTGTCAACTCCTCCGTTTGCGAGGGTTTGTACGAGGGTGTCTAGCATGCTCTGCATCTCCCTCTTTATCTTGTAGATCACGTTTATTGGATCTGTAGCTTCGGACATGTTTTTTCTCCTTATCTCCTAACTGTTCCCAGAACACGTCAAGCGGGTTCTTGGGTTTATCTCCCCCCATTTTTCCCCCTAATGTAAAATTAAGTCAATCCTACTTTTTCTTGAAAATATCTGCGCCCTTGAGGCCGTATATACTAGCTACGACTCCGATAAAGAGGGACTGGTACCAAAAAGGCAGATTTGCAAACTTGTCAAAGAACACATCTATCTTTTCTTGTATTGTTGGATCATCACTAAAAACACTCCATATCAACAATAAAATTGGGAGCGAAATTAAAATCAAAACGAACTCGTCTTTCCATCCCTTGTCATTTGATTGTCTTACAGTTTGTTGATACTCAACTTCGCCGTTTGCCATTTTTTGTGCATGCAACATAGCAGCATCTGACTCAAGCATTTTGCGCTTCTGTCTATTTGTCATTATGTGAGTGCCAGCGCCGATTGCTAGTTTGACTACGTCAAGTATCATTTGATTATACGATTATTGCTATGATTATAATTACGATGACTGCTGCACCGATGAGTTTGGTTTTCTTGGATGTGTCGTCCCACTTTTCCATTAACCATTCTTTTGCCGATTGGATCATTTGCGTCTCCTCTTCTTGTTTACACCTGCTTCGCTGAGAGCGATAGCTATGGCTTGCTTTTTATTTACCACTTTTTTCTTAGATTTACCAGATTTAAGTTTACCAGACTTAAACTCTCTCATCACTTTGCTGATTTTCTTTTCTTTTTTCATGTAATTTTTTATTTAAATCTTGCCTTACTTTCTCAAAATAAGGTTCCCAATCTTCGTCTGTGCCTGATTCAAAGTCACCAAACTCTATGCCTTTAACCCACATTCTTTGTTTAGATGTTTTCATAGAATAAACAGGTTCAAACATATCTGTTTTAATTCCATGCTTACTGTCTTCAACAGCAATTAATTGATTGTCTTCCACAACCCAGTGGGTTCCAGAGACTTTTACTCCTTTGTAATCCCAAATATCAACTGGCAGTCCTTGTAGAACAAACTCAACTGTACCACCTCTTGTTTCCATTCCAGGAGTAATAGTTGTAATTTCTTTTGTAGTGCCGTCAGCCATCTCGACCATAGTGCCTTTAACAAAACATCTAGTTCGACCTTGTGGCCCTTTGTTCCCATCTCCTGGTTTACCAGTACCACCTTTTGGTCCTGCGCCACCTCCTACACCGTCATTTTTATTTTTATTTTTACCTGCTGTGCTCATAGAGCTGTGAGGTGATTGTCCTTGCCCTGTAAATCCTGATACTTGACCCCCACTAAATGTTCCTGTGCCAGGGCTAGGCTTATTATTTTTATCTCCACCACTATATTGATTAGCTGCATATGTTTCTTTTGCAGTCAGTGCTTCGTCGTCTGCTGCTGCTTGTTCTGCTGCTTTTTGAGCTGCGGCTGCTTCCCTCTCTTCTTTTTCTTTTTTCTGACGCTCCATAACTTCTTGTGCTGTTTTGAAATTGTGTTCTGCTATTTCATCGTCAATTTGTTTTTGTTTCTGATCAAAACCAAATAAACTACCAAGTAAACTAATTCCTGACATAATTGGAGAAGTAAATGGCACTTCATCTCCAGGCACTACGCCAGTTTTAAGGAATGGATTAACATTGTCGTATACGATTTTGCCATCTACAATTTTCATAGTAGTTTGGTTTTTTGGATTTGAAAAACTAAGTGGGTTGTCTTGTGGTCTAAACCCTTCCATTCTATCCTCTGGTCCTTTGCTTCCTGTTCCTGCTAAAGTTCCCATTTCTGTAAATTCTGGATCAATAGGATCAGGTTTAACTTCTTGAAATGGGTCTACTGGTTCTACAGGCAAAGTTATTTTATTAAATTGGCCATACCTTGGAACGGCGTCAGCAAATTGACCATAGTAATCTATCCCCTGTTGCGCATCCATAAAAGGATTATATCCGTAGGTTAATCCTGCAGTAAGTGGGTCTGCCACTCCTCCAGTGTTATAATTAACACGAATATCATCTCCTAAATCAATTTCTACAGGTCTAGCAAGAGCACTTCTGCCTTGAGTATCTTTACCAAATGTTTCTTCAAATAACTTTTGTTTTAACATTTCAGTTCTTTCTTGAGTAGCACTTGATCTTCCACGATCACTTAAATCTTTACGTAGTCTTGTTTCAGTATCTGTTCTTGCTTCCTCTCCTCTTAGTGCAGGAACTATGAAACGATCTGCATAATATGCAGGGCTCATAAATCTACCCATGTCACGTGCATCTTCTTGTATGAATTCTGCTGTGTCCGCTATTGCATCACCTGCAACATCTCGAATTGGCTCTGTAACGTCATAACCTTGTTTAACTAAGTCTGAAACTATTCTTGCTGATTCTTTAGCTCCTAGGCCCAACATCTCAACAACATCTAATAATGGAGCTCTTACCGCCATTCCTATTTTTACAATTTGAGATAAAGGGTCACTAGGAAGTTCATCGGTAGTAAACATTTCAGGAATTTGGCTAGTTCTTTCAAACAAACCTCCACCTTCTTCAAAACCTATGCGGCCACCATCAGCTTTAAAAGTTGTTGGGTCATCGTCACTTTTAAAATAAGGATCTATAAACTTATCTTTTGCATATAAAAGAGGCAGCTTAAAAAGATCTTTAGTATACTCCATTTCGGGGCTTGTCATAAAATCTCCAACAGCGTCTTTAACTGGATCTACATAATTGTAGTAAATACTATTTCTTGCATCCATCATTTTTAGCTCATTCTCTAATTCTGCTTGAGCTTTTTCATATTCATCTATTTCTCCATCACCATCTGAGTCTATAGGAACAGAAAGTTCGTCAACAGAAAACGGATTTGGATCTTCCATAAAAGAGTTGTACATACCGCCTGCTGTATCTTTAAAAGCTTGATACTTTTCATTTCCCAAATCAGTAAGTTGGTTTTGGATGTATGAATCAATATTAGAAATAAGACCAGGACCTTCTTCTTCCTCTGCCCCTGGCACCACGGCACTAGTTATCATGTCTTGTAATGCTTCTTCCTCTTGATCTTCTTTTGACATTAAACCTCTAAGACTTTCTATACCTGTATTGAAAGCAGCAATATTTGATTGATTAGTAGCTTCACGTTCAGCCATCGCATCTAAATATGCAGCTTCAGTAGCGGCTGCATCAGCTCCTACATCTAAAGGAGTGGTTGCACCTGGAGTAATGTTAAATACAGGCATCATTCCTTGTCCAAATCTGTTAGTGTAGCTTGCCATTAATTATCCCCTGTTACCACGTTAGCTTTCATTTCTTTTATGCCATCTTTTGCCAAAGATACAGCTGCTCTTAGCTTAGCGTGTTCGTCGTTTTGTTCCAGCTTATCTTCTGCTGTATTTTTAGCTTGTAGCATCTTAGCCCTTTCAAGATTTAATTTTTCTTCGTTTTCTTCTCTACGTCCTTGCTCTTCTCTTGCTTTGATGTCTAGCTCTCTGTCTTTTAGTTTTAATAATGGATCATTTTCTACCTGATTTAGTGTTTCTTTTTCTGCTTTAGAGTAATCTTCCATAAACTCAGCAATTAACACGGCTTTACGAGCTTCCATTTGTATCTTTAGTTGTGCCTCCATCTGTTGTAACTGCTGTAGTTGTGGGGGTGGTTGCATCTGTGGGTTTTGTTGCATTTGCTGTATAATGGGTTGCATTGCTTGTTGAGCTTGATTCATTTGAGCAATCTCTTCCATAAACTCCATTTCAACTTGTTCCCCTGCCATCAAATTAATATGTTCCATACAGTTCTGTTGTAAAATACCCAATGCTTGTGGATTATTTCTAACAACCATCGTACCCATAAATAATAAGTGCGCTTTCATGTGAGATTGGTGATCTTGTTTTGGAAAAGCTTGTATCTTTTTACCATTCAACGCTAATACGTTTTCTGTACTAGGATCCATTGCTTGTGGCACTGGTGGCGGTGGTAAAACTAGATCCACGTCTTTTACACCCAACGCTTCGTACAAATGCCTGTACGCATGATACACATTGTGTAGTTGTGGGTTTGACATTGCAATTTGTAATTCACTTTGTGCAATCGCGATACGCTGTGTTTGTGAAAAAATGTTTGGATCGGCTACAGGAATGATATCTACCTTCTGATCAAAATCAGTTTTGTAAATTTGGTTTTGTCCACCTACAACATCGTAAGGATAGAATGGAGGTAAGTAAGTTGTAAAAACTTTTTCTAATAAATTAAACTCATTTTTCATGGCTGCGTAAATTCTTTTGTGAATAGCAGACATGACCCGCGATCCACGCTCCAAGAGCGCAACTGTTGTACCAACAGCCGCTGATTGATTTCCGTCACCCACTTGTAGGTCAGCAATAGACGCAAAACGTTGTCCTGCAGAAACAACTACACCCATAAGTTGTAATAGTGTGTTGTCTGGACCTTTAAATGGTAAAATCTTAAATGCATCGTCTAGTCTTCCACCAGGTGCATCTACGTCGCGGAACTCGCCCGGCTGCAACGGTTGAGCTTCGTCTCTGACGCGGATGCCTCGCATCTTGAATCCGGCTGGTAAGTTTGACAAGGTGCCGGCGTCTAATAATTGTCTCAAAGCTGCTGTTGCAGTTCGTGACAGACCACCGATCATGTGAATTAAGCCAAATCCATAGAACCCGAGTCCTGGTAGGAATTTAAAGTGGACGAAATAATTCTTGCGTTTCTTCAACTGGTCTTGTTCATCCCAGTTTTTAGTAATGCTAAGAATTTCTCCTGAACCTTCGTCCAAAGTTACGATGTAAGGAAACTTTATGCCTGTAGATTCACCGGTTTTAGGGTCAATATCCTCTAAACCTTCGATTTCTAGGTGTATATGGGCCTCTAAAATGGTGTAAACATCATCATTTTTAGGGTCTACGCCCGATAATTCGTCTTTTTTCTCCGAAACTTGGTCATTTTCGTAGTTTTCGTTGCCGTCTAAGTCAATATCTCGGTATAAACCAGCTAATTGGTTTTGAATTAGGTCATTTTTTGTCATTTTGACCTTGTGAATGATACAATCCGTGTCATCTAGCGATGTAGAAGTGTATGGAACGTACAAATCTTCCGCTGGTACGAATTTTGACACACAACGACCAAGAACCGCATCATAATAAATCTTTTTAAACGTCGATCCTGACAAAGGAAGGTTAAAAAGCATCTGATCAAACTCAGGTTCGTACTCTTTCATCTCAATCATAAGCTGATAGTTCATAAACTCTTTGACACGCTGTGATTGTTTTACCTTGTCGGGTGTTTCCAGTCCTATAATTTGTGTTCTTACAGGACCGCCTGCTGGCATTAACTCTTTATAAGCGAG